AAGAAATATCATATTTAATAATATTTATATTCAGTATATACTCAAAACACACTCATGGCAGAATATTTAATGCACGATCAGGATAAGGCCGCTTTTATCAATCGTATGAATAAATTGTTGGGTCAAGTTAAACCTGGTTTGGAACTTAATAGTACTAACTTTATTGATGTTCCTGGTGATGGCTCTGATACCGATAAATGTATCTTTGTAACTGATGATCCATTGGAGGAAAAATTACTTGATACATTAATTTCTAAAAAAGTATTTTCGTATCCTATTAAGAAGATCAACCTAAAGGAAATGGTTGATGCTTCTCGCGCGTAAGCCTAATTGATTGAAAGTCGGTTAGGCTTTCTCTCTTGTTAAGATCGTTGTATATACGTATGTATTGAGGAAAGTACATTAAAACATCCTAAAAACAGAGCGGTAAGAACTTGGATATCATCCAACAGGGTCGTATATTCGAATTAAAATTAATACTTTATGAAATATAAATTACAAGCACTTTCAAAAATTGAAAAGTTAGAACACCAAATTCGTGCATTGGAGATAGCTCTTAATCGCAGTAGTTCAGTACAAGAAGTTGGGTTGATTGTTTCTAAAATTAAAGAAATGACAGAGTCACTTCGTGATACTGTTTCTATTGAAAATGATGAATGGAACTAATTATGATTAGCTTAATTATTATTTTGTCTTTAGCTATTTGTGTTTTAGGATATATATCCTATAATCTGTTTAAAAAAGTTGAAAAATTAGAAAGCATTGTTGATTCACAACAACAATATGTTAATAAATTTTCTAATACAGTAGACTATACTAAAAAACGATTAGATAATATTGATGCTAAAGGAACATTTGAATCGGACGATGAGATTGGCTGGTTCTTTGAAAGTGTAAAAACATTACAAAGAGAATTAAATGACTTTAACCTTAATGAAAACCGTGGAAAATAATAATCCAACTCATTTGCTAATAGAGGACAATTCTATAACAATTGAATTAACTAAATCTGGAAAGCCACGTAAACGTAAGCCTAAAACGTCTAATACTTATTTTACTGAAGACACTCAAAATGCTATTGTTGAGTATGTAGCATCTGAAGATCAGGAGTTTAGAAATACAGTATATCGTGAGCGTATTGAATATGGGTTCTTTAAATTGACTCAAAATATTATTCATACGTTTAAATTTTATTATACTGATGGTGAATCTGTAGAGGATGTGCAGCAGGAAGTAATTGCATTTTTACTTGAAAAACTTAAGCTTTATAAACCACATAAAGGTAAGGCTTATTCATATTTTGGTACAATTGCAAAACGTTATCTTATTCTTAAAAACAAGAAAAACTACCAAAAGTTACAAGATAAAGGTGGTTTGGAAGAAGTAGATGATGATAAAAAAATTAAAGAAGAAACACTAAATGAATATTATAGCCAGGACTATAGTATAAGTGAATTCATGGCGTTGTTTATTAAATATGTAGATAAGAATCTTAATAGGATATTTCCTAAGGAAAACGATGCTAAAACAGCAGATGCAATTATGGAGCTATTCCGTAAGTGTGAATCGTTAGATATATTTAATAAAAAGGCACTTTACATTTATATTCGCGAAATGGTAGATGTTGATACTCCGCAAATCACTAAAATAATCAAAAAATTGAAGTTGGTTTACATTGATTTGTATAATAAATACTATCAAGAAGGTTACGTAAATATATAACTTCTTATTACCTCTATATTTATAATCAAAAATTAAATAATGAATTTTGATCAAGTAATGTGGGGCAGTAAAAAGTTTTCTGATTTATTAAAAGATATCTATAGTAATTCTAAAGAAAAGGAAAAACAAATCAAGGACTTAATTGAGACATTAAAACCATTGGTTACTGATGCTCAATCTGCTCTTATGATTGTTCCATTAATTGCTGAACACCTTAATATAAGCGTTAAAAATGATGAACAACTTGTTAAATTAGCAGGTATTGTTCAACGTGCATTATCTAGTAATACAGATGATGCTGCTAGTTTTATTTTGAGTGAAGCTGAAAAGGAACAACTATTTTCTGCTGTAAAAGAAGTAGGTGGCAACATTAGTGGACCTATAAATAATTAATATGAGTACTAGGGTAAGAGAAGGATTAGCTAACATTACTACCGCTATAGGTAACAATAATTTCTTACCTCCATTTCAATATAAAGTAGGAAAAGTATATGCTACTATTTTAGATGATAGAAGTGTACCTGAAGAAGTATGGCTAGAAAATGGTGGTTGGGCTGGAGTAGGAACTATATTATATCAAATATATGATGAAAATCAGGAAACACTTTTAGAAGATATTACTGATTCATTTTTAGCTACTTTACCTACAGCTTTACCTTTATTCCCTAACCAAAAATATTTTCCACTACCTGGTGAGATAGTATTATTGCAGGATTTACCTTCAGCTCCTTCTCCAATTACAAATAAAACTGAGGAAACATATTATACTACAGTTATTAATGCTTGGAATAGTCCTCAGTTTAACGGTTTATTTATAGAGCAAGATAAAAACCTATTATATCAATCATTTAATGAAAATGCTGATTTTAGAGGTGTAAGAGTATTTGAAGGTGATTATGTGTTAGAGGGTAGATTTGGAAATTCACTTCGTTTTGGAAGTACTAATAAGGCAGGAGCTGAAGATTTAACCCCTTGGTCTACTAATCCTGGAGAGGTTAATAATAATCCTATTATGATATTCTCAAATGAGCATGGGTTTAAACCTAATGGCTCTGATTTGTATGTTGAGGATATTAATAGAGATGGTTCGTCACTTTATCTTACATCACAGCAAGTTATTCCTTTAAATATAGGAAATGTAACATTAAGTAACATTACTAGTCCTATAGGAATAAAAGATTATATTAATCCTCAAGCTATATTAAATGCTGATCGAACTATTATTTCATCCAAAGAAGACGAAGTATTAGTATTTGGTAAAACAGGAGTAGAATTATATTCTCAAGGTCCTGTATACATGCAAAGTAATAAAGTAGGAATTACATTACAAGACAATAATATATTTTTAGGGCCATACAACAATGCTCAAACAACACAACCACTTGTACTTGGAAATAACTTAAGAGAATTTTTAAGTGGATGGTTTCAAGCATTAAGTGATTTTAGTACTGATATAATTGATGCTAAGGCTACTCCTGAAGGTATTACTATTACGGATGTTGCTTTAGCTGCTGAAAAATTACAATCGTATCTTAGTAATAATATGAAAAAGGTAGAAAACGCCAATTATTTATTGTCTAATACAACTTATACTCTATAATGCCTACAACACAAGAAAGAATAGAAGCTAGTAAAATTGCACTGGAGGAAGCCCAAAAAGCATATGATGACGGGAAACAACAGTATGATAAATCTCTAGCTCTATATGAACAAGCAAAAGCAGCGGCTGCACAAGCTAAAGCATTTGCTGCTTCTATAGGCGATACTAAAGTAGATGCTCTTACAGCTTTAAAAACAGCTGCATCGTTTGCTCCTGATCCTAGAGTATATAGTGCTCAAATTAATCAACCTGGAGCTAATATCCAGGAAATTCAAAAACAACAATTAAATGAAGCTACTAAGAAATTAAATGTAGCTGAAAAAATAAGAAGGCAAGCAGAAAAAGAGGTTCAACAAGCTGAAAAAGTAATAAATGGTTTTAAAAACAGAATTAATGTTTTAAGAAACCAATTAGGAATTGTTATTGGAGGTATTTCATTAAAGAAAAAAGCTGAAACTGAAAAGAAAACAAGTACTAAAAAGATAAAACAAAGAGGTATAAAAATTAAACGTAATAATATTAGAGCACTTATAAAAAAGAATAAAGCAGCTATCAAAGCATTAGCTAAAGCAGCTGCGTTATATGTTATAGCTAGATTATTAAATAGACAACTTCAACAATTATCTAAAACAGTTCAACAATTAACTGAACTAGTTGACAGCGTAAATGATCAGATCGAATCAATTCAAACTAAACAAGATGTTCAAAAGGCTCGTGTTACTAGAGATGTTGCATTGGTTGAACTAAATAAAGCTGAACGTCAAATTACTGTTGTTAGAAATACTATTAAAACATTAGAAACTATTGCTACTGTATTATCTCTTTTACTTAGTGTAGCTTTATTAATCCCAATTCCACCTTTTGCCCCTGCTAAAGTTACTGAAAAAATGATTAATGCTAAACTAACATTAGATGCTATAACTATATTGTTAGGAATTAATAGACAAGCATTAGACGATCTAATTGCCGAGGTGCAATACCAACGCTCTAGACTATTACCAATCAGTGACATTATAGATCAAGCAATTGACAATAATTTAACACCAGAAGAAATATCTAATTTATTAGGTAGATTAGGAAACTTAGGACAATTAGGTCCAATAGCTGGTATATCATATAGAGGATTTACGTTTGCCATATATGAAGAAGAAGATCCACGTTTTGTTGTAGCTGGTAATAAACGTAGATATGCCGTTGCTTTAGACCGTAGCGGATTTATAACACTAAAATCTCAATCATCATTTACATTAGATCCTGATGTTTTAATTGAAGAGTTAAAACTTCAAATCGATGAACAAAATCTTGAAGCTTAATATTTATTGACATGGAAACTACAAAATTAAAAAATCTAATCAAAGAGGCCGTTAGAGAAGTTTTGAAAGAAGAATTAGCTAATCTTGGAAAACAAAAAATCCAGGAATCGCTAAGTACTACTGAAGAGTGGCCAACAGTTAACTTAACAACTAAAAATGTTAATCCAGCTGCTTTTCGCCAAAGCCTAATGGACCAAATGGGTATCAATTCTCCGCAACCAGCTAAACCAACAACATTTGCTGAAAAGCAAGATGTTTATCAAAATATGTTAGCTCAAGTTGCTTCTGAAATGAGACAAAACCCCGCCGATTTAAGTAATTTTAGAAATATTGGATAATGGCATATGTAAGAAGTACTAGAGTTGATCCTAGAGATCTACAAAGAAATACAGCAATAGGTGTTAGACTTCCGTTTAATGCCCCTGGTGTGTTTTATAGTACCTTCTCTACTAAAGATCAGTTAAAATATAATTTAATTAATTTATTACTGACTTCTAAAGGTGAACGTATATACAATCCTGAATTTGGAACTCTTCTAAAGGCACAATTATTTAACCCAATGACTGAAGCTTCATTCGGTGATATTGAAGATAGTATAATTGATAGTGTACAAACATATATACCGGAAATTAGAATAAATAATATTGAATTTATTCAAGAAGGTGAATATGGAAGTAATTCATTAGTTGTAAAAATAGTATACCAAATATTAATTTCAGGACAAACAGATACAGTAACAGTTAACTTTGAATAATGGCAGAGAAAAATATATCATATTTAAATAAAAATTTTCTTCAATTTAAAGCATCTCTTATTGAGTTTGCTAAAAATTACTTCCCAAACACATATACAGATTTTTCTGAAGCGTCCCCTGGTACGATGTTTATTGAAATGTCTTCATATGTTGGTGATGTACTGTCATTTTACACTGATACTCAAATTCAAGAAAACTTTGTTTTAACAGCTGTTCAAAAACAGAATTTGTTAAACATGGCATATTCATTAGGTTATAGGCCTAAATCATCATATGCCGCTGTTACTACAATTGATTTTTATCAACGAGTTCCTATTTCGGGAAGTGCGCCTAATTTAAATTACGCATTAGTTATTCCTGAAAATACTCAACTTGCTTCTGTTTCTACAGGTATTAAGTTTTTAACACTTGATAAAGTTGATTTTTCAAATACAGGATCAGTAGAAATTAGTTTATATGATGCTAACAATTATTTGTTTAAAGCATCAACACGAGCTATTTCTGCGGAAATATTAGATACTACATTTACATTTGGTATTCCTCAAAAGTTTACTTCAGTTGAAATTAATGAACCTAATTTCTTACAAATATTACAAGTAACAGGTAGCGACAGTAGTGTATGGTATGAAGTGCCATATTTAGCCCAATCTAATGTTATTAATAAAACTACTAATACTGGTGCTAATGTAGATAAGGTTCCTTATATGCTTAGTTTACTTGAAACACCAAATCGTTATGTTTCAAGAATAAAAACAGATGATATTGTAGAATTACAATTTGGTTCAGGAATGTATGTTAATACACCTGATGATGTTATTATTCCTAATCCTGATACTATTCAATTAGGTTTGGTACCATCTGCAGATACATCTGATTTAGTAAATAACTACAACCAAGCAGCTGTATTTTATACTAAACAATATGGTACAGTACCTACAAATATTAATCTTTATGTTCAATATACAGTAGGTGGAGGTGTTGAAGCTAACCTACCAGCAGGTGATATTACACAAATACTATCAACAGCCGGAATAACTGCTATAAATCCTTCTAATACTGCTGTTTCATTATTAACATTAGTAGCTACGAATCCTGTTCCTTCAACAGGTGGTAGAGGCGGAGATACAGTAGAGGAAATTCGTTTAAATACACTCAATGCATTTTCAGCACAATTAAGAGCAGTAACTAAAGACGACTATATGACTCGTGCTTTAAGTATGCCTTCTGAATTTGGTACTATTGCTAAAGTTTATGTTGAACAAGCATCTGCTTTATCTGTTCAAACAGGTAATGATCCATTAATTGATAATAATCCATTAGCAATATCAATGTATGTTTTAGCTTATAATGATGCTAAACAACTAGAAATTCCAACTACTGAATTAAAAACTAATTTAAAAGAATACCTTGAACCATTTAGAATGGTTACAGATGCTATTACAATTAAAAATGGATTTTACATTAACATAGGAATTAATTTTGACATTACAGTTATACCAGGTTTAAGTAATAAACAAGTACTAACAGATTGTATATTAGCATTACAAAACTATTTTGATATTGATAAATGGCAAATCAATCAGCCAGTTATTATATCTAACGTATTGTCTACTTTACTTTCCGTTACAGGTGTGCAATCTGTTGTTAAAATTGAATTTGTAAATAAATCAGGAGGAAATTATTCTCCATATAGTTACGATGTACAAGGCGCTATAAGAAGTAACATTTTATATCCTTCATTAGATCCATCTATTTTTGAAATAAGATTTCCTGATTTAGATATACAAGGTAGAGTTGTAACTTTTTAACAATTCTATATTTATTGTAAATAAAATAATAGATGGCCGTCTATAAAATATTTCCTGAAAAGGATGCAACACTATATTCTGCGTACCCTACAACTAATACGGGACTAGATCAGATATTGGAGATACAGAATACATCCGCTTCATTCGGAGATCCAGCTGAAATATCTAGATTTGTTATAAAATTCCCAACATCCACTATCCAAAGTGCAATTGCTGACGCTGGTGGTCCTGGGAATTATGAAGCATTTCTAAGATTGTATGTAGCAAATGCTACTAATTTACCCGATGACTATACATTATTCACATACCCAGTTTCTCAATCTTGGGATATGGGTACAGGACGTTATCTATATAACCCACCTGATACTAGTGGTGTTTCATGGGTTCAAAGAACTGATTTAGCTAACTGGCGCACATCTAGTTTTGTAGCTAATACAACTGCTTCTTTTAAACCTAATAATCCTGGTGGTGCTACGTGGTATATTTTATATGAGGGTTCTCAATCATTTGAAATCAATAGTACAAAAGATACGGATATTGATGTTACTGCTATTGTAGGTAATTTCAATAACCAACAACTTCCAAATAATGGTTTCCTTGTAAAAATGGAACCAACATTTGAATTTAATAATTCATCTTCATTTTCATTAAAATTCTTTTCTAAAGATACACATACTATTTATCCTCCACAACTTGAAATTAGATGGGATGATAGTAGTTATTCTACTGGTTCTTTAACAGTATTATCTAATGAAAATAATACTATTACTGTAGGTAATAATATAGGCCAATATAATAAAGATACTAAGTATCAATTTAGAGTAAATGCAAGACCTGTATACCCTGTAAGGCAATTTGTAACACAATCTGTTTATACATTAAATAGTGCCTTACCATCATCATCCTATTATGCTATTCAGGACGTTGATACAGGTGATTATGTAGTAGATTTTAGTAATGATTATACTAAAGTAAGTTGTGATTCAAATGGAAACTACTTTGATTTATATATGGATGGATACCAACCAGAAAGATATTATAAGATATTAATTAAATCATCTTTTACAAACGGTACAACAGTTGTATATGATAATCAATATACATTTAAAATAAATAAATAATGGCAGAAAATATCCCTGTTCAACGTGCTATATATAACAAGGATAGATTTCCTAAAGTTATAGACACTCAG